TATCAAGTGGACGATGGGCCTGTTCGAGCTGGCTAAGGCTAACAGTAAAGCCGTCTGCATGGAGAACCCTGTGGGGGTGCTGCCGATGTCTGCTACCCAGTATATCCAACCATGGATGTTCGGACACGGCGAAACCAAGAAGACGGGTCTATGGCTGCACAACCTGCCGCAGCTTGAGCCGACACTGGTCGTGGAAGGTCGTGAACAGCGAATTTGGAAGATGCCCCCATCTAAAGACAGATGGAAGCTGAGAAGCAAGACATATGACGGCATAGCCGCAGCCATGGCCGATCAGTGGGGTTAGAACCAAAGCCCTCCCCGCGAGGGCTTTTCTTTGTCCCTGTCAATAGTGAAATGCTATAATCAATCCATTCTCAATTAACAGGATTGATAACATGCCCGTCTCAACCGTCCACGCCAGCTACACCGCTCACGCGCCACTGTGGGCGGCTGTCCGTGATTGCATTGCAGGCCAGAACGCCGTTAAGGCCAAAGGCCCGACCTACCTGCCGATTCCTGACCCCGACAACAACGACCGCAACAGCCCGCGCTATCAGGCGTATTTGCAACGCGCATTATTCATGAACGTTGTCGGACGCACCTTGAACACGCTGGTTGGCGCAGCCTTCCGCAAGGAGCCGGAGATTGAGCTGCCGACCGGTATCGAATACATCCGAGAGGATGCCGACAACAGCAACAACAGCCTGGTGCAGCTTGCCCGTTCCATTGTGTCCAATGTCGCCAGCGTTGGGCGTCATGGCCTGCTAGTCGATTACCCTGCTGCACCGGAAGGACTATCAAGAGAGGACGTTATCGGCATGGGCCTGCGTCCGGTTATCACCGAGTACGCCGCCGAGAGCATTATCAACTGGCATCTGTCGGCTGGTATGCTTGATCTGGTGGTGCTGCAAGAGATCAGCGAGACGACCGAGGACGGATTCGACTACACCAGCGAGGTGCAGTATCGCGTCCTGCGCCTAGTTGACGGCGCGTATGTCCAAGAGCTGTATGATGACGGCGGTACGCTGATCGAAACCATGGAGCCGCGCAAGGCGGACGGCAGCCGCTGGGACGTGATCCCGTTTGTGGTTCCAGGGAGCGTCAACAACGATGCGGGCATTGATCCGGTTACGCTGTATGACCTTGCGGCTGTGAACATCAGCCACTATCGCAACAGTGCCGACTACGAGGAAGGTGTCTACGTTCACGGCCAGCCGATGATCCATATCGACACCGGCACAATGTCCGACCAAGAGTGGAACGCGAAGAACCCGAACGGCATCCAGATGGGTGCACGGCGAGGCATCGTCACCAACGGCGGCGGCTCTGCTGCACTGATGCAGGCTCAGGCCAACAGCGCAGCGTTTGAGGCCATGACAGCCAAGGAACGACAGATGCTCATGATCGGCGCACGGCTCATCACCGAAGGCGGCGCGAACCAGACGGCGGAAGCGGTACGGGCCAACATGGCGGCTGAAACGTCCGTGCTTGAGACCATCGTGCGCAACTGTGGTGAGGCGCTGGAGTTGTGTCTACGATGGGTGTGTGAGTTCGCCGGTGCCAATCCTGATGATGTGGCCGTGAGCATGAATACCAGCTTCTTTGAGTCGCAAGTTGACCCGCAGATGCTGGCGCAGATGATGGGCCTTGAGTCTATCGGCATCATCAGCCGTGAAGTGATCCTTTCGTACCTGCGCCGGACGGGTGTTGTGGATGACACCCTGACCGATGAGGAGATTATGGGGCAGGTTGAGGCGTTTGGGTTATGAGCTCCAACCAGTACCTGGTCGACCGCATCACCCGGGAGCAGCTCCTCCTGCAACGCTACAGCAACAGCGTGATCCGGGAGCTGTTGCCGATACTGACGAATCTGCGCAACAGCCTTGAGGTTCGCATGATGCAGACGCCAACCGAGTTCCAGGCGATGCGCTTGGCGGGCTTGCAGGCCGACCTGTCCCGCATCATTACAGAGATCACCGGCCAGCTTGAGATCCAGCTGTCAGACAGCCTGACCGAGCTGGCGCAGTACCAGGCGGAGTTCGCGGCTAAGGCTTTGCAGACCGCCGTCTCTGTGGAGACTGTTTTGCCTTCTGTTGACCAGATTGCCGCTGTTGTTACTCGGTCACAGATGAAGCTGGTATCCGGCAATCAGATCAAGAACCTGACGCTGAACCAGCTTATCACCGAGTTCGCCGGTAGCATGGATCGGCAGATCAAGACGGCGATTCAGGCCGGAGTGATCGAAGGCCGCACCGTGCAAGAGCTGGCGCGGGAGGTGGGCGGTCTGGTTAATACCCGGTCACGCCGTCAGGCTGAAACGCTGGTGCGAACGGCAGTGAACCATGTCGGCTCGGTGGCACGGCAGCGGACGTATGAGGCTAATGCGGATGTTATAGCGGGTGAGCGTTATGTGTCCGTTATGGATAGCCGTGTAACTCAGACTTGTGCAGGCTTTGCGGATCAGCTATTCCCTATTGGTCAAGGCCCAATGCCACCACAACACTACGGCTGCCGGTCTGTTCGTGTGCCGGAAGTAAAGCCTGAATTCCGCATCCCTGGCATTGAAGGAGAGAGGGCGACCGTCAAAGGCCCGGTTAATGCCCGCAAGACGTTTGACGGATGGTTGAGGGATCAGCCTTCCGACTTCCAAAAGGAGTATTTCTTCAAGTTCCCGGAAGGTGAGGAGCGTTACAAACTGTTCCGAGACGGGGTTAAGCTGAAACAGTTCACTGACGCGCAGGGCGTGGCGTTGTCAATTGATGAGCTTAAGGCTAGAGAAGGTCTAGCACTAGCCTAGTTTGTGCTATACTAGACAGGCAGAACGGGTGTTGGCGCACCCGCCTACCATTTCACAGACCGTTTTAGGAGAACGATCATGTGCAAGTCAAATAATAGCACTTGTGAGCAGTGCGGCAAAATATTTAGGGTCAAGAGCGCAGGCAAGGCTAACAAGTATTGCTCAATTGGGTGCTACAGAGATTTCCAAAAAAGTGGAAAATACAAGGCGAGACACTCAAAGCGAAAGCATCATTGCTCTAATTGCGGTGAAGTAATAGTCAATAGGAGTCCGAGCCATGGCTCCGAAAATATATTTTGTAACCGCGATTGCTATAACAGTCACTATAGAAACGCAGTGAAAGAGTGTGAGGGCTGCGGTTCACAGTTCAGGCCTAGCAGCCGACTCAGTAAATATTGCTGCAATGATTGCAGGCTATTGGCTGAGAAACCAGAACCAGTCAAGTGTATATCTTGCGGCGTTGTTTTTTCGGCCATACAAATCAGGAGAGGTGCCGGAAAATGGTATGTTAGGATGTCGAAAAGAAAAACATGCTCTGCTGAATGCTTGAGCATATTTCATAAGAGCGACAAGGCAAGAAAAGAAAAAATAAGCATAGCATTTCGCGCCAGCAATCACCCAAACTGGCAGGGCGGTTCGCACTACGGAAAAACAAGAGGCCCAGGGTGGACGCGAATAGCAGAGCGGTGCCGCGAGCTACACAACAGAACCTGCAAGCATTGCGGCATGACCGAAAAGGATAGCAAGGCAAGAGGCTGGGGGAGGTTGCAGGTTAATCATATCGTTCCATTCCATCAGTGGCTGAACAAAGAGGCTGCAAACAAGCAGAGCAACCTTGAGGCACTATGCAAGTCTTGCCACACCAAAGCCGACTGGAAGTGGCGTAAGGAAAATCCTGTTCAGATGTCGCTGGGCATTTTCAAGTAATTGCAAAAACCTATCAGGTTGCACTTGTCAAATGAATTCGTGCTATACTTGACAGCATTAGGGCAGAGCCTTATACCAACCATTCTACGGGGTAGATCATGGATCAGGAACAGAACACCGAGCAGCACGAAGAGCAGGCCGAGACTAAGACCTACACAGCCGCCGAAGTCGAAGAGTTGACCAAAGGGTTGCGCACGAAGGTTGACGAGCTGTTGGGCGAGAAGAAAACCGTTGCGCAGCGAGCTAAAGAGCTGGAAGAGGCGCAAGCCGCAGCCGAACAGGAACGGCTGAAAGAGAAAGAAGAATTCAAGACGCTATGGGAGCGTGAACAGCAGGCAAAAAAAGAGCTGCAAGAGAAGTACGAGACCTTCTCAAAACAGGTGCAGCAGAAGGAAGTCGAGCTGGCATCCAGCAGCATTGCCGCTGAGCTGACACGCGACACCAAGCGGGCCGAATTGCTCAAGGAGCAGATCGGTAAATACGCCCGGTACACTGATGAGGGCGTCAAGTTTGAAATGGGCGGGGTTGAAGTTGACCGCTCAAAAGTGATTGAACATCTGACAGAAAGCTACGGCTTTTTGATTGATGGTTCACAGGCCACAGGTGGCGGGGCTACTGGGTCAAAAGGCAGCGGGGCTGCGAAAACAGGAAAGGTTGACGGCGACAAGAAAGACCGCGCCGCGTACTTCGCTCATAAATTTGATCTTAAATGAGGTAAAGCCCCATGGCACTCTCAAATTTAGTTGTGTTTAACCAGTATCTTCAGGATGCTACCGCCGAGACTCTGGCGCAGCAGGTCGAGAAATTCAACGGCGCTTCCAACGGCGCTATCGTGCTGACCAGCATGGATTTTGAAGGCGACTTCTTCCAGCGTTCATTCTACAGCGCCCTGCACTCTGCGCAGCGCCGTGTTGACCGCTACGCCGCTCAGTCCTCCGCTGCTGCAACCGCGCTGGCTCAGTTGCAGGAAAACGCCGTTAAGGTCGCTGGTGGTTTCGGTCCGATCAGCTTTGAACCTGCGCAGATGCGCTGGATTCAGACCAACGAGGCGGAAGCTATCGCCGTGATCTCCGGCCAGCTGGCTGAAGCCATCATGTCCGATCAGCTGAATACTGCGATTAAGGGCCTGGTTGCTGCGATCAGCAACAACGCCAACGTAACCAATGACGTGTCTGCCACAGCTGGCCTTTCTTACAGCGCCCTGAACAACAGCCACGCCCTGTTTGGTGATCGTTCCGGCGATCTGGTTGCTCAGATCATGAACGGTGCAGCTTACCACGGCCTGATTGGTGCTAACCTGACCAACACGCCGCAGCTGTTCCAGGCTCAGAACGTGACCATTGTCGATATTCTCGGCAAGCCGGTTATCGTGACTGATGCGGCTGATCTGTACACTGCTGGCACACCGAACAAGGTTAAGGTGTTGTCACTGGTGTCTGGTGCTGCAACCGTGATGGACGGTTCCGAAGTTGTGACCAACATCGAGACCAGCAACGGCCAGAGCCGCATCGAGACCACCATGCAGGCTGATTACAGCTTCGGTCTCGGCCTGAAGGGCTACAGCTGGGATACCGCTAACGGCGGCAAATCCCCGACTGACGCTGATCTGGCCACAGGTGCGAACTGGGATAAGATCGTTACTTCCGACAAGCATACAGCGGGGGTTATCACCATCGCTGATGCCGATAAGTAAGCGATTCTGCTATACTAAAGGGGGCCACTGCGGCCCCTTTTTTGTGAGGTGAAGAAATGACTGTCTACTACGAAAAGCACCCCGTTACCCAAGAGCGCAAGGCTGAACTGCGAGCTAAGGGCTACAAGATCGTTGACGCGCAGTTCGCGCCGTCCGGCTGGGTTGATCCCGAAGTCCAAAAGCCTGTTCGCCGCACGCGCAAGGTAGCTGATAACGAGGAATAGCAGCCATGACCTACGGCACAGAACAGGGCTTGATCGACTACGCTGCCGAGCGCGGCATTACACTGACCGGCACGGCATCCGCATTGCTGACGCTGGCGCATGACTACATTGAGGCGCAGAGCTACAAGGGTAGCGCCGTATCAGCCGATGCACGATGGCCTCGTACAGGCGTCTACATTGACGGCTTTTTGCTGGCGTCCGACTCGGTACCGGCGCAGATAATCAATGCTGAATACGAAGCAGCTCTGGCCGTTGACGCCGGTAACGATCCAGCTGGTGCGCTGACCAGTGGCGTGAAGCGCGAAAAGGCGGGGCCGGTTGAGATTGAGTACACTGACGGCGGCACTAGCGTAACGATCAACCGGCGATTGGATGCGCTGCTACGTCCGTTTCTAGCCGGTGGTGGTGGCAGCACGTTTAACGTGACGAGGGCTTGAGCATGACCGGCATCATAGGCGCACAAGTGTACGTGCCACAATGGGGCGAATCCGCTATTGTGACAGGCTTTGATGCCGAAACGCTCTGTTATCACCTGACCATGACAAGCGGCGATGAAGCCTATGTGCCGCTGTTTTATGTGGAGATTTTGCATTGAAAATCAAAAAACTAAAGTCGGGAATTTACAGGCACCGTGTGCCAATTTATAACCAAAGGCTTTATGTTTCAGTTGGCCGCGATGCCGCCGTTAATCATTTTGGCGAAGATGGGCAAATGGCTGAAGAAATGGCAGCCGGTGAGAAATATCTTGACGATAATGGTAGGTTTGCAATATTAATCATAATCGGGGAAGGGTACGCAAACACAAACACGATAGCCCACGAAGCAGTACATGCTGCAATAGATATACTTGACCATGTTGAGGTGTTCTATTGCGCTGAAAATCAAGAGCCTATTGCCTATCTGGTAGGTCATATCGCAGAGGTTATTCAGGCCTGCGTGGATATGGAGGGTGCATAATGGCCCTATCCGACAGCATGAAAAAGGTCATTGCCAAACTGGGCGAACCCTGCACCGTGACAAGCACCACCGAAGGCGCGTTCGATCCGGCTACCGGCACTGTGGGCGCTGGCACGACTACGGTGCAGACCGGCTATGCTGCGCCTGGGCAGTACAACAGCTTTGAGATTGACGGCACTGTGATCCAGCGCGGCGATGTTAAGCTGGTGCTGTCAAAACTGACTACCCGTCCGGCAGTGGGCGATACCGTGACGATGGATTCTATTGTCTATCGGATCATGGATGTGTATCCTGTGCGCATGTCCGGCGCTGATGTGGTCTACGTGGTGCAGGGTCGTGTCTGAGATCAACACCAGCGAGTTCATGGCGGCGTTTGATCGTTGGGTTGAGACTACCGAGATCAGCATGAGCGACGCCATAGCAAGCACCGCCATGCAGCTCTATACCGGCATTGTCAAGCGTACGCCTGTCGACACAGGGCGGCTGAAGGGCAACTGGCAAATATCAATCAACAGCGTTGCCGGTGGCGAGAAGAACCGCACTGACGACACACCGCTTGGCCGATATAGCCAGTCCAACGCCAGTGCCGAAGAGTCCAAGGTGAATGGGTTCAACGCTTCGAAGCACGGGTATATTGCGATCCACAACAACCTAC